TGCAGCTAGAATAAGCAGTCTTAAACATCATTTAAAAATAACAGATGCTGAAGCTCATGATATTATAAGAAAAAAAAGAAATATACTTACTAGTAATTGGAAAAAAAATAACCCAGAAAAAAAAAATAAAAGTCAAAGATTATATAGAAAAAGAAGAATGGCTAGGGATCCAGGATTTAAATTATTAAATAATTGCAGGACTCAAATACATAGAGTTTTAAAAGGTAATATTAAATCTAAAAAAACTAAAGAATTACTTGGTTGTACTGTAGAACAATTAAAAAGACATTTGTCTAGTAAATTTATAGATAATATGAGTTTTGAAAATTATGGGAAGTGGCATGTAGATCACATTAAACCTTGTGCTAAGTTTGATTTTACTAAACCCGAAGAACAAGTTAAATGTTTTCATTACACAAACCTACAGCCTTTATGGGCTATAGATAATTTTAAGAAAGGAGCAAAGTATGACGGATCAAACGAGGTGGGGCATTGATCTTATACACACGAAGAATAAGGCAATAAAGAGGCAGAAAGACATTGTAACAAGATCCTTGGCTGAAGTTGATAAGTTAGAGGAGCAATATATTGTAGAATTGATGATACAGATTGAGGCAATATATGAGCAAAAGTATGGCGAGAACAAGGCAAATAAGACAGTTCTTTAGAATGATTCTAATGTATCAGGGTTCATGGAGCACGGACCATGGAACTGTGGAACTCCCATGGAACTTTTTTTTCGGCTTAGAAACCGCTATATATAAGAGATATCTAGACCAAAAGAGAAAAAGTTCCACGGTACCATCACTTTTTTTTCATCTGAACAAAAAAAGTGTTTTGGTCTGGAGAGGGTATATAGTAGGAATAAGTTATGCCTAAGAAAAGAAGAAAAGCTATCAACACTGAAACAACTCCGGATATACCTTTTCAGAAGGTTAGAGTGGAGTGGGTCGACTGCGTAAGTGACTCTGCCTGGGCTAGTGAAAAAGAGTTTGATAAAATGAAATTAGCATTCCCAGTTAATGAAGGCTGGTTATATTCTAAAGATAAAAATTCAATTAAATTATTTGCGTCTTACGATAAAGATGAAGATGGTATTACTTTTGGGGATCGGACAATGATTCCTCGTCAATGGGTAAAGAAGATTCAGAAGCTGTAGATGGAGTCACATTTATTAATTGCCCGTAGTCGTCTATTATCTGTTTCATTTTTGCTTCTAGCTCTTGTTCTGATAGGTCCTCTAGTTTTCCTGTTTTTATTATCTTTCTATCTATGTATAGTCCTGCTGCTTTTCCTCTGTTTGCTTCCGCATTCACTGCTGAAGAGAATGATCCTTTTTTTAAAGCGGCCTCTCTCAGTCTAGCAAGCTCTGCTATGTGTCCTTCATAAGACACTTCATGTTTTCTAATTCTTTCTTCTCTCAACTGTCCTAAATATTTTACAACTAGTGGAGATAACTTTGGATTGTTTAATTCTGATCCTTCTTGTCTTGCACGTTTAGGACTATACCCAGCAGCGATAGCCGCTTCTGTTTGTGTCATTGGTCCATCTGGTCCACCGAATACTAAAAATTCAGCAAAGCGTTGTTGCATTTCAGTTAATCTTTTTGGTACGCCCATGTTTTTTACCTATACTGTATCCTATAATAAAACTGCATCCCATTACAGAAATGATGGCTATTAAATGCCAAATTAAAAAATTCATATTTGACAATTTAAGGTAACTATCCTATAAAGTCAATATGAAAGTATACAAAGATGATAGAGGAGAACACGATCTAGAGAGAAGAATAGAACAGCTTTTATTAGAAAATAGATCTCTAAAAGATACCTTAGATGGATACAAGTTGTTGATAGAACAACACAAGAAAGAGATCTGGGAATTAAAACAAACTGCATCAGAAAATGAAAAGAATAAAAATTTGTTGCAAGGTTATAAAAAAGTAATAGAAGACTTATCTGCTAAGTTAAGTCAAAAAGATTTATGAGAGTACAAGACCTTCAGTTGTTTCTCGGTAACTTTACAAAAGGATCTGACGCAGTAAAAAATGCTGTCATCTTCGTAGAGATACAAGGAAATTTACATGAGATTAGACGAATGGAAGTACATGAAAATGCTATTCCAATTATCGGTCAACCAGGCCACAGTACACATAGGTTAGTTATGAAAACCCATAAACCTTCTAAGCTTATCTTGCCAGATAAACTTCAGAAGGACTATTAATGAATGACAGTGTTACTTTAAAAAAGGTATGGGACCAGAGCGTAAATTATATCAAAAAGTTAAGAATAATTTTAAAGATTTTTCGCTTATTAGACTTGAAAATAATAGCTTACTTGGTACTCCCGATCTATTGGTGTATAATAATTCTGGCCACTTTTTCACTATCGAGTTGAAAGTCACGAAGGGTAACAAACTTAAGTTTTCACCACACCAAATTAGCTTTCATGTGAGGCATCCACACAATACATTTATCATAGCAGAGGCCCTTGGTCCAGGTACCGTGAAACTTTTCCGTGGTTCACGAATCATGGAGCTTGACGCTTGCGGGTTTAAGCTTGACGCTTGCTGCTTGGGGCTTGACGCTTGTCGCTTGATGCTTCAGGAGCTTGGGGCTTGACGCTTGAGGCTTGAAGCTTGTGGCCCGGACCAGGTGAACGCCTTCCAGCCTCCGTCGAGTCTCCTCGGCTAATTACCTGATCCGATTTATTACGCTTGCGTAATTCTTTATAATATTTTGGGTGTTTAAATTCGTGCATTAATGTTTACCATATATCACAGCTGGAATAGTTTTGTCCCAACATTTTCTACAATCCATGCATTTTCCTTTTTGGTCCGGAGCTGGACATGTACGTGATTCTTTAGTCGTGACACCTGACTCATGACTCCAGGCGCTGGAGCTTGGACCGTTGATCTTAGATCTTGATAATCTTATAACAAGATTTGCCGGAACCTCTTCAGGAGCTGGCAGGAATTGCCGCTCTTGCGTCGGCAGCCAGTGATTTGTATCGGGTGTAAGTTTACACACCTCCAAAATATTGGCCATATGTTCTTTTGATTGTACGTCTCCGGCATCATGCCATCTAAACCATTTTAAATTTTTAATTCTTGCTGCCATCGCTTCAACCCATAATGGGTTTTTAATTGCATCCAGGCGTCTGTACTGGGCCGCTTTGATTGCTGGGTACCGTGTATAATTTCCTTTTTTAGCATAACAGAAAAAGCATGGCGTGCCTGGAACCTTCGAGAGCTTCCAGCCGGTCTTACACTCCCACGCCGGGAGGCTATAAGATAGTCCCGGCATTTTGGACGTTTTCGTAAATGAGTCTGTAATTTTTAAAGCTTCTTTTATTAACATAATTTATTTCTTTCTAAATCCTTTATAGTCCCTGATTCATGATCTGTCAAGCTTGAAGCTTGGCGCTTGGCGCTTGTTGCTTGCGGCTTGAGGCTTTTGAAAAACTTCTCGCAGCTGGCAAGATAAGCAGCCGGGAGCTGTGAGTGCTCCCGGATAAAATAATGTGTTAAGTCGTTGTGTTTAATTCTTTTCATGATTGCCAGTAATCTCCACCAGCCGCGCTGTTCAGGCAGGTTAAGTACTCAGACTCTGACAGTCCCATCTCGCTGGTCAGGAAGCTGTGCTTATCTCCTTGGAGCCCGAACTTTGGGTCCTTCAGGTACTGGACCGCCTTATCCAGGATCACGTGGCGCTCGCTGCCACCGGGTTGATATTCTTTTTTTAATGTTTTCTTTGTCATAATTTATTTCTCACTTTCTAAATTCATCCTATCATATCCTACAGTACTGTCAAGCTTGAAGCTTGCTGCTTGAAGCTTGGCGCTTTATTCTTTCTTCTTTAGAATGATTTTTAGAATCATTCTAAACTGGCAAATAATGATCAGTCACTATGCTACGTAGGCAGGCCTTTCAGTTTGCAACCCTACTGGACCATCACCGCCCGGTGATCGCGACCTATGTTATAGTGTTAAGTCTCACAGTCAATAATGACTGATCCCAGATCCTGCTAGCTGAATTTAATTCGACACAGGATCAGGGATCAGTCCCAATCGCTCCAGGCAATACATAAATGTTTGCTAATCACGACGGGGATATTATCCCGTTATTTTGAGTTTTTAATTCCGTAAATAACAAAAGGGAATAAATCTAATATAATCCTTGACTATCCTATTGTCAAGTGCTAATTATAATTAAATGCAAACAAATATAGAAAGGTCTAAAATGACAAAAATAAGAATGAATACAGAGTTAAGAAACAAACTCTTTAATAAAATAAAACATACATTTGAGAATGAGGACACTCAAGAACGAGAATTATATCTTCAATCAAGAGAGTATGTTGACGAGCAATATCAAAGTGCAAGTGCGTTAGCAAAAGAAGTTGTTGAAAGATCATATCCAACAGATGATGTTGCAACACTCCGAACTTTTAAAAAGAAATATGGCGACCCTTGTGATGTTGTTGCAAAAGATAAATGCTTTTATTTTGCACACAACGAAGATGTTGATGATGAGGGCGACACAAAAGAAACTAAATCACATTTTGATTTTGGTTTGTTTGGCAATCTAAATGGTAGTGAGTATGATAGTGAAGACGGAAAGAAATTTGCGTTTGCATATTACCGAGAAGATTTAAAAGCAAAAGATTGCAACCCTGATATCTTTGCACAACAAAATGAAAACAAAGATA